TGTGTGAGGATCATCGCGGAGACGATCGCGAGCCTGCCTCTCCAGATCTATAGGAGGACCGACGCTGGCCGCTACCTCGCCAGGGGCCACTACCTCTACCAGCTCCTGCACGACGCGCCGAATAGCGAGATGACCTCGTTCTCATTCGTCGAGGCGCTCATGGCCTCGCTCCTGCTACGTGGTAACGCCTACGCGGAGATGGAGCGTGACGGATCGGGGCGCGTCGTCGGACTGTGGCCGATCTCGCCGACGCGGGTAGCGCCGAAGCGCGTGGATGGGAAGCTGGTCTATGAGGTCAATCTCACCGCCGGTGGAACCGTCACGCTCACACCCGACCGGCTCCTCCACATCCATGGCCTCTCGAGCGACGGTATGACTGGATACTCGCCGATCGGGCTGGCCCGGGAGGCCGTGGGCCTGGCGATCGCGGCCGAGGAGTACGGCGCCAGGTTCTTTGGGAACGGCTCGCGGCCGGCCGGGGTCCTTACACATCCTGGAGCCGTCAGCCCGGAGGCGGCGAAGCGGCTGAAGGCTGCGTGGGAAGAGGCGCACCAGGGGCTCGGGAAAGCGCACCGGGTGGCTCTCCTCGAGGAAGGGATGTCCTGGACAAAGATCGGGATCGACCCAAACGATGCGCAGTTCCTCGAGACGCGACGGTTCCAGCTGGGCGAGATAGCGCGTCTGTTCCGCGTGCCGCTGCACATGCTCGCGGACCTCCAGAACGCATCGTACGCGACCGTCGAACAGCAGGGGATCGACTTTGCGACTCAGACCATCCGGCCGTGGTGCGTGCGGTGGGAGCGGGAGATCTCGAGGCAGATCATGACCGAGGTGGACCGACGGTCGTGCTACGCCGAATTCAACGTCGACGGCCTCATGAGAGGAGATACCGGCTCCCGTTACGCGGCCTACGCGACGGGCCGGCAGAATGGGTGGCTCTCGATCGACGAGATCCGGGAGCGAGAGAACTTGAACCCGCTGCCTGACGGGCTCGGTAAGAGTTACATGGTCCCGATGAACATGACGCAGCTCGGCACCCAGGAGCCGGCACCAGCGGACCCGGCCACAGCCGGTGTGCCGCTCGTCGCGACAGGAGGAGACGATGCCTAAGATCGGGAAGACGAACCGGAAGCCTGACCGGCTGCGGAACGGTTTCGAGATGCGATTCACTTCCACCGGCATCGAGGCCGATCCGGATGAGCCGAAGATCGGCGGGTACGCGGCGGTCTTCTCCACGCCGGTCGAGATCGTGCGGGGCCTCCGCGAGCAGGTCGCGCCGGGTGCGTTCGCGAAGAGCATCGGCGTCGACGATGTCAGGGGCTTGTTGAACCACGACCCGAACTACGTCCTGGGCCGTACGTCGAGCGGCACACTGCGGCTGATGGAGGACGCGACCGGGCTTCGGTTCGAAGTCGACCCACCCGATACGCAATGGGCTCGTGACCTCATGGTGACGATGCGCCGCCGCGACGTGAGTGGTGGGTCATTCGGTTTCAGGGTCGTGAAGGACTCCTGGGAGCACCTACCCGACGGCGACGAGCTGCGTACGATCGAGGAGGCAAAACTCCTCGACGTAAGTGTTGTGACGTATCCCGCCTACCCGGCGACGCAGACGCATGTGCGTAGCGTGGCCGGGATCGATCTCGACGAGATCGCTGACCTGTACGGCCGGATCCGATCCGGTGAACTGAACGACGAAGAGCGGGCGAGAATCCGTGCTCTCGGCGACCATCTCGTCACGGTGACGGGAGACGATCGCGACGAGCTGGACCTGTTGCGGCGGCGCCTCGCGCTGGCCGACATCCTCTAGGAGGGATGACATGAGTATCGCTGTGGAGCTGAGGCAGCGCCGCGCGGGACTGGTGACCCAGGCCCGAGCGCTGCTCGATGGAGTGGAGGCCGAGAAGCGATCGGCGCTGACTGCTGAAGAGCGGACGAGATACGACGCGATCGACGCGGAGATCTCTGGGCTCACCGACAGGATCGAGAAGGAAGAGCGAGTCGTGGCCGCCGAGGCCGAGGTCTCGCGCGTCGTGACGCAGCGCGTCACTCACGAGATCCAACACGCGACGCAGGCGGACGACCCGAAGGCGAAGAGGATGGCCGAGTTCCGGTCGTATCTGAAGGGCGAGCTCACTCTTCCAGAGATGCGTGCGCTCCAGGCCGGATCGGCGACCGCCGGTGGCTACCTGCTCCCGCCGGAAGAGTTCCGGATGAGCCTGATCAAGGCCGTCGACAACATGACGTTCATGAGAAAGGTATGCAAGGTCGACACGCTGACGACTTCGGAGAGCATCGGCTACCCGAGCCTGGACGCGGACCCGGCGGATCCGACGTGGACGACGGAACTCGCGATCGGGTCGGCGGACTCGACGATGTCGTTCGGCAAGCGCGAAATGAAGCCACATCCGTTGGCGCAGTTCGTCAAGGTCTCGGAGAAACTCCTCCGGCTCAAGCCCGACGCGGAGGCGCTTGTGCGTGACCGGCTGGCCTACAAGATCGCGGTGGTCGAGGAGAACGCCTTCCTGAATGGCTCCGGCGCGGGCCAGCCACACGGGATCTTCACCGCGAGCGACGACGGCATCACCACGTCGCGGGACTATTCGACGGGGAACACCGCGTCGGCGATCGTGGCCGACAACCTGATCGGACAGTGCTTCAACCTGAAGGAACAGTATCGCCGTCCTGCGTCCTGGTGCTTCTCTCGGGCCGCGATGCGCATGATCCGGCAGCTTAAGGACGGCAACGGTCAGTATCTCTGGCTCCCGGGTCTCGGGTCCGCTGAGCAAGACCGAGTCCTCGACAAGCCGGTCTTCGTCTCGGAGTACTGCCCGTCGACGTTCCAGACCGGGCTCTACGTCGGGATCCTGGGCGATTTCAAGCAGTACTGGATCGTAGACTCGCTGGCGTTCACGCTCAAGAGACTCGAGGAACTGTACGCGGAGACGGGTCAGATCGGGTTCATCTCGCGGCTCGAGTGCGACGGCGCGCCGGTGCTCGCCGAGGCGTTCACGCGGGTCAAGTTGGGCTAGTGACGCGCCGCGTCATAGAAGGAAGGAGGAACAGGTGAACATCGGAAAGGACCTGAAATTCATCAGGATCTCGAACGCGGAGGTGGCCGGGACCACGGACATCACGAGCTCCGAGGTCGACACCATGGGCTATGATGGGGTGGTCTTCGTCACGGCCTTCGGTACGATCACGTCCGGCGCCGTCACGAGCGTGAAGATCCAGCAGGACACCGCGACCGGCATGGCGAGCGCCGCCGACCTGGAGGGTACCGGCCAGACGGTGGCCGACGACGACGACAACCAGATCGTCATCCACGACATCTACCGTCCGCGTGAGCGGTTCCTGCGGGTGATCGTGGATCGCGCGACTCAGAACGCCGTCGTCGACGGGATCGTCGCCATTCTCTACAAAGGCTTGAAGAAACCGGCCACCAACGACTCCTCGACCGTCATCGGCATCGAGTGCCACGTCAGCCCGGCGGAAGGGACTGCCTAGTCATGAACAGCGAGCGAAGGCGTGACATCATCTGCATGGCCGTCTTCGCCGCGCTGCTCATGGGCGTGGCGATGACTGCCGCCGTGAATGGCGGCGCGAATGTACTCATCTACCGGGATCAGGGCGGCGCCACCGAGACCTTCGGCTCGGGCGCCACGCTCACGATGGAGAGTGGATCGACGCAGGCTGTGGCCGGCACGGTCGCGTTCTCGTCTGGCGGTGCGCTAACGATGGCGTCGGGGTCGACCTTCACTCCTGCGTCTGGGTCCGCGCTCGACATCAGCGGCACGCTGGATATCGAGTCCGGCGGTGCGCTGGAGGTGGAGAGCGGGGGGCTCATCCATGTGAAGAGCGGCGGGACGTTCTACGCGCCGACTGGCGCTACGGTAAACGTGAGTGGGACGGCGACCATCGCCGGCACCGCGACCGTTGCGTCCGGTGGCTCGGTGGTCGTGGCCAGCGGTGGCGCGATCACTCCACAGGCCGGTAGCGCGATCGACTGCTCAGGCACGCTCGATATCGAGTCCGGCGGCGCGCTGGAGATCGAGAGCGGTGGGTCGGCGACCGTGAAGAGCGGCGCCGACTTCAATATCGCTGGCACTGCCGACGTGAATTCTGGTGGGTCG